GGGATAAGTAAATAAAATCACCCATGTCAAGCATAAAGCCGTATTCATTTAGTTCGATAGTCATTACTTATTTACCTCTACTTCTCTAATGTTGTAAGTGAAACCCTTACCTAGTTTATTTAGTTCGTTCATTACTGTTAGCAATTCATCTGCGCTAGTAGCCTTGTTATTAACGCTTAGTAGTTGGCTACCTTGCCAAAGTGTGTAAGTGATTATCATTAGTAAGTATCCTCTACGCCTAGTTCATAGGACTTGTTTAGTAGTGTTAGTAGTTCAGGTGTTACAGTAAATCCGTTAGCCTTAGCCATGTCGGCTAGTGTATCCATTGGGTACATCATTATTAGTTCTCCCATGTTAGTTGGTAAAGTTTTGCTAGTGCCTCATCATCTGAGTCATCAAATTCATCTAGTGGAGGTTGTTCCTCATCTACCTCATCAAGGTATGCGTATGCGTCTGCGACATCTGATTGGATAGTATCCCATTTAGATACGCTATTAGTTTCGTATGAGTATGCGTATGACATTATTTATTCATCTCCTTAGCGATTGTATCGGACTTACGCAAAGCCTCTAGGGCTATTGCTAGGGAGGCAAGGCGTTGCGCCTCTACCATTTGCTTGTATTCATCTAGTGTCATTTATTCTGACCTTTCGTTGTTGTTATTCTGTAATTGTAGCATGGGGGTCTGACAAATTGGGGAGGTTGGGCTAGCGTGTCGCTGTGAGGTGTGTCACATGCCTCTCTTGAGGCGAATAGCCTCGACCTGTGCTAATTGCTCAGGTGTAGCGTTGCGGAAAGCCTGTACGCTCTCTCTAATCCAAGGTGACTTAGCCATAGCCTTTTCGTGAGCGATAGCGTTTCGCTCTTGTTGTTCTTTTCTAATTCGTTCTAGTGTATTCATTAGATGATTACCTTTCGTTTGTTTGTTATACCTTAAGCATAGCATGGGGGTCTGACAAATGTCTAATCCAAAATGCGTATAATTCGGACATTGTGAGATGTATCACAAAAAAATCGTGTGAGATGAGTCACAAATGACCATTCATTATGGGCGCACTATCCGAAATGTCCGTTTTGCCTAAATTGTGTATCATACATGTAAAAAATATATTAACATTTTCTTAAATCTGAAAAAGCAGTCAACTAGAATAAATGGCGGGGAATATGGTAAGATACTACTTGATCAACATAGCTGTTATATAAGCTATTGACTTTGGTAAAAGTAAAATGCTACACTTAGTTTGCTTTGTGGGGGGCTTACCCTGAAACTCAATATGTACCAGATAACATCTGTGGATATATGTTCCAGGAATTGCTTTCTCTATCTTTCCAAAAAGAAAAAATTTGGGGGGTAGGGGGGCTTTCCTAAAATCTAATATACCCAGATAAAAAGTTAAAAAAGATAAAGAATATAAGACAAATAGGTGATAAGTATGTGTAGAGAATGTGGAAACTGTTCAAGACAACATACTAGAACGATAGATGATTCTATGGATGAAGTCCTAGATTCAATTTTTAAAAAAACGGGGGTAGAACAGTGAAACTTCTTTTGGCTATAGCCATAGTAACTGTAATGACTTTTACCCTTGGTATAATATATCAGATAATAGGCTAATATAAGGGCCTATAGCTTAACCTGGTTAAAGCAATTGTCTTATATGCAATCGACTTTGGGTTCAAATCCCAATAGGCCTACTTGGAGGAAATATGGATAATGTAAGAGTGCCAGATGAATGGCCAAAAACTAAGAAGGCTAAATTCCTTCTTGTATGCTTTGGCGTTATAGTACTATTTCTTTTTTTTAATTTATAGATCTACTTGGTTTCACGTGAAACATGGAGTATAATATTACTATGCTAGCCTATGATGTTCCTCTTTCCGCCCTCCTTTTTATCGTATATGCTGGTGTACCAGCAGAAAATAATATAGGGCCTACTGAGGAGCAATTGGACGAGTATATAGCGATGTTAAAAAGAATTCAGGACTATGGTCTCTAATTTTCGGCTCACTTTTCGCCGCACTTTTTAGGACATTGAATCTGTAGAATATGTAGGGTATAATATACTTATTCTTAAAAATTAAAGGAGATACACGATGAGATTTTTTAGTACAATTGACTCTGAAAGAGTAAACGCAATCTGGAACAAGTTCGATCTTTTTCTAGTTAAAGAATTCAAAGAAGCAAACCCATCTTTATCAGACGAAGAAATCTTGGAAGCAACAAAAGATGGCAAGCTAACAATTAAATACCAAGAAGATCAAAACTACGATGTATTGGTTTATGAAACAGCAAATCTAAAGCTAGAAGAGTCTGAAGAGTATCTAGTAACAAACTTCGGCACAGAGTCTGACATAGCAGATCTTGAATCTTGGAAGGCTGCAAATTAATGGGAATCCTTGATGACGTAACCCATGCTGAAGAGCAACCAGTAATTACTCTTCCTGCAAGCTCACAAAAAAAATTTATTTCTTTTGAAATTACAGACGAAGAAGTTCTTGAAATTAAAAATTGGCTAAATTCTGCTACAGATGAGGAAAAAGAAACAATTGAGCATTCTAATATAACTAGAATTAATTACTCTCATCCAAGACTTCCAGTAAGACCTACTTTAACTGAAATAAGAGAAAAGTTTGTAGAGTTGTCTGATTTAAAAAGCCTACTCAGCATAAAAAATTATTACACAATGGCTTACTCTAACGCCGAGCCTTTTGAACATACTCATACAATGTCTGTAGAGCTAGATCCAGATGCAATATTTGTAAAAGCTTATATTGTATTAGATGGTAGCTTAAAAATAAATGGAATTTCTTCTAAAGTGTTTGCACCAAAAGAAATTGTGTTTTTTGTATCAGATTCTGAAAATGAAAACATCATGAGTTCAGGAGAAGAAGATTCTCTTATTTTGGGACTCACTTTAGCATAACAAAGATTAATTTTTGTAAAAGTTAGGTATTTTTATAAAAGCTGGAAGTACATATCTTGTAGGTCCTTCTGTTACAAATCTTACTCCATGCTCCCATTCTGGATCCCCACCAAATAGTAAAAGATCTCCAGGTTCTGGTTTCATTTCAAATCCTTTTTTAGCCCAAAAAATTTCACCACCGTTATAATCATTATTTATGTATATAACTCCAGCGTGTTGTATGGATTCATCTGTATTTTGATCATGATGAGATACTAGCTGTACCCCATCATACATTCTCTGTATAAAATAAAATCCACTTAGTAAAAGCCCTTCTTTGGTTTTTTCAAGCACATCATTAAATCTTTTATCTATTCTTCTATGTATATCTGAGTTAATGAAGGATACGTTTTTATCATTCCAGTTTAATGTTACTTCGTATAAACCTTCTTTAACTAAATTTTCTATATCTTCCCTGCCAAATTTTTCTTTTGTAAAAACCTTTAGCTGGTCTGTATACCACTTATCCCATTGTTCTTCAGAGGTGTTATTTATTATACCCATGTATTCTTCAATGTCTTCTTTCGTTATAAAGTTTTTAACAACAAGCAATCCATCAATAGGAGTTTCTACGGTATATCCGCTTTCTTCAAATTCTTTTTTCATCCAAGTGGTCATAGTATTATTGTATCATTCCTTCCACATAATAGCTTGGCCAGTAGGTAGCTCAAGTATATTGTGATCTTCAAAAGCGTCTTTTACAGCTTTTCTAGATCCTTCTGTTTTGTAAGAACCGTAGTCATCACATATTAATACTCCGCCAGAAACTATTTTAGGCCAAAAATATTCTATTGATTCTTTTGTTGGCTCGTATAAATCTACATCTACATGTACAAATGAATACTGTTTTTCTTCAAGGTCTTTAAATACTTCTGGTATCCAGCCTTTTTTTAATTCTATATTTTTGTATCTAGATAGGTTATTTTTTGCCCACGCCATTTCAGATTTTAGTTTTACTGTTTTAAAGTATTCTGTATCAAACTCTCCTGGCTCAGAAACGCCTTCCCAAGAATCAATTCCTATAAAAGATTTGTTGCAAAACTCGGCGGTAAAGAACATTGTCATTCCAGCATAAACACCAGTCTCAGCAAAGTTTAAATTTGGATTGATTACAGATTGATGTTTTGCCAGCTGTCTTAATATAGATATTCTTCCGTACTGAGCATTGTCCATAGAATTCTGTATGTTACATATTAAATTAAAATCATTATGTAGTTTTACAAAATCTTGGTCTTCAGTCCATCTGCTTAAATATGAGTCCATTTTGCTCCTTAAACAAAAAACCCCAAAGGAGGCGGATCCTTTAGGGTCTTTGTTGCGTTATATCCGCATAGTGTAATTAATATCACACACTTATATTGTAGTATATTTTTTTTGACAAAGCAATACTATTTTACGAGTTCTTTTTCAAGAAGCACATCGTATACAGCAGTCAATGCATGATTAATAGAAGGAGTGCTTTGCTCAATAAACTTATCTACTTCAGCTTCTTCCATACCGCTTGCTAGAGCCATGCTCTTATTTGTTTCGCTAAAAACCTCAGTCATGAGGTTGATTATTTCTTCTCTATCCATTATTCTCCTCAGAAATAAATGCTGGGGAAGGTCCCAGCAAGAATCCTTCTTTATGATATTCTACCATTTTCTCTATTTCTTTTACATCCCCGCCTTGCTTGGCTATCAGGCATAATACGTCATATATTCTATGAAGCATTATATAATTTACCATAGGCAGATTGTCTTCTAGGTTGCTAGAATTAGTTTCAGTCATTTTTTACTTTTATGTCTTCAAGCACTTCGTCAATTGTATTTAGGCCGCGAACTTTAGCTAGCTCTAAATATGACTGAATAACATTTAATGCTTTTTCAGCAAGAAATGCTCTGGGTATGTGTGCACATGGAATATTAGAAGACATGTCTAGAACTAAGTCTTTGTTAAACTTGCTTTCTATTTGCATTTTCTATTTCTTTCACCATTTTGCTATAAAGGGCTATACCGATATAGCTTTTGTATTTACAAGAAACACAATAAATAAAAATTTTATCTTCGTTGTCTGTGTTAGAAAAGAGAAGGCCTTGATCTAATGGACAAGCCATTTCTGAAACAAGACCTTCTCTTGAAAGGCTCAGATATTCAGATACCAATTGTATCTTAATAGTAAATCCTTTCTAACTTCTAGATGGAAATTTGTTTAGCCACTCTTTTGTTCGAGGAGTTAAACCTTTCCATGACGACCAATCTTGACCGCCATTGGTCATATAATACGTTATCTCTGCGTTGATTGCTGGATCAAATAACGAATAGTTACTGTCCAGTTTGAACTTTTCTTTACGATTATCACCTAGGTTTCCCAACATGTTAATCTGAAAAATTCCATAAGAGCTGTCTCCAGTTTTTATGTTGCCGTTATAAGCCATTGGGCGTCCATTAGACTCCTTTTTAGCTACGGCCCACGCCATTTTAAGGGCGCTACCCTCAAAGCCTACAGCTTTGAGAAGTTCAACCAATTCTTTATCTGTTAAAGACTCAGATGGTTTCCACACAGTATTACTGAATTGCTTCAGCGTTTCCTTGTCAAGTTGTGCTTCGGTTTTTACATCTGGTTTTACAACCAGTGCAGATGCTGATTGAATCATTTCTGGTTGACCAGTAAATAAAAACAATACAGCTACTGCTATTGCAACATAGTGATGTAAAACATCGCTAAGTTTTTCTTTTATATTCTCCATAGGCATTTCCTCCAATAGAGATAACGAACTATAAGAATACCATTAAAAAGTTTAATCTGTCAACCTAGAGTTCATGTTATATTTGTTTTAGTTAACTAATAATAAAGCTGTTTTCTTTACTTTTAATTTAATGCTCTTCCCATGCGTAAAAAAGTTTGGTAGAATAGGACTCTACTTAAATTAAATTAGACCGCTAGGCGGAGAAACAGGTACTATAAATGTCAAATACTATTGCAAACCCTTACGAAAATTTTATTGCGTTATCGCGTTACGCTAGATGGATTCCAGAAGAGAACCGTCGTGAAACGTGGGGTGAAACAGTAGATAGATATTTTGACTATATGCTGAATCACCTAAAGCAAAACCACAATTATATTCCAACTGAAAAGCTTGTAGCGGAATTAAAAGACGGTGTATTCAAAAGAAATGTCATGCCCTCAATGCGCTCCGTAATGACTTCAGGAGCAGCACTAGAACGAGATAATGTTGCAGGATACAATTGTGCTTTTTTGCCAGTTGACTCACCACGTTCATTTGATGAAACAATGTATATCCTTATGTGTGGAACGGGTGTAGGGTTTTCTGTTGAATACAAGTACATTAATAAACTTCCTGCCGTCCCAGAATCTTTAGAGAAATCAACTACAGTTATTACTGTAGAAGATTCAAAGCAAGGGTGGGCAAAAGCATATCGTGAGTTGCTAGCCCTTCTTTGGTCGGGTCAGATTCCAGCAATAGATGTTTCTAGGGTTCGTCCTGCAGGCGCAAGACTTAAGACAATGGGCGGAAGATCATCTGGCCCGCAGCCATTGGTTAACTTGTTTGATTTTACAATTGCAAAATTTAAAAATGCCGCAGGAAGAACTCTTAAGCCAATTGAATGCCATGATATTATGTGCAAGATTGGTGAAGTAGTTGTTGTAGGAGGAGTTCGTCGCTCAGCAATGATTTCTCTTTCTAACATTAATGATATTGAAATGGCACAGGCTAAATCAGGAAACTGGTGGGAGCAAAGCCCTCAGAGAGCGTTGTCTAATAATTCTGTTGCATACTCACGCAAGCCAGATATGGAGCAATTTATTGCAGAATGGAAATCTCTATATGACTCAAAGTCGGGAGAACGAGGGATATACAATGTGGCCGCAGCTCAAACCCAAGCAGCCAAATATGGAAGAAGAGATCCAGATATACACTATGGCACTAACCCGTGTTCAGAAATTATTTTACGTCCTTATCAGTTTTGCAATCTTTCAGAAGTCGTATTACGTGAAGGTGATACAAAGAAAGATATTGAACGCAAGGTAGAGCTAGCTACAATCCTTGGCACATGGCAATCTACGCTTACTGATTTTAAATATCTTAGAAAAATCTGGAAAGATAATACAGAAGAAGAACGCTTGCTGGGAGTATCTTTAACAGGACAATTTGGAAATAAGTTTATGTCAGGAAAAGAAGATCTGGTTTCCCTCGAAGCCTTTTTAATGAATCTTCGTGAATCAGCAAGAGAAGCAAATAAAAAAGAAGCAGGAAAAATTGGAATTCCCGAGTCTGCAGCTATTACATGTGTAAAGCCATCTGGAACTGTTTCCCAATTAGTTGGAGTGTCTTCTGGCATGCATGCGTGGCACTCTCCATACTACATTAGAACTGTTCGTGGTTCTAAGGGGGATCCTATTTCTGTATTTCTTAAAGAAGTTGGAATTCCAGTAGAAGATGATGTAATGAAGCCAAATGAAACTTATGTTTTTTCTTTTCCAGTAAAGGCACCAGAAGGTGCAATTGTTAGAAATGATTTGACAGCTATTGAGCACCTTAATATTTGGTTGGTTTACCAACGTGCATGGTGTGAGCATAAGCCATCTATTACAGTTTCTGTAAAAGAAGATGAGTGGATGGAAGTTGGCGCCTGGGTGTACAAGCATTTTGATGAAGTGTCTGGAATTTCATTTCTACCACATTCAGATCACTCTTATAAGCAAGCTCCTTATCAAGAAGTAAGCAAGGAGGAGTACGAGGCCCTTGTTGCAAAGATGCCAAAGGAAATTCGCTGGGAAGATCTATCTTTTTATGAAACAGAAGATGGAACTTCAACAAATGCTACTCTTGCTTGCAGCTCTGACGGCAATTGTGAATTGGTAGATATTAGCGCATAGTGGTACAATAATAGAATTGGGCTAAAGCCCAAAATTCCTAGGCTACCCGCCTAGAAATAAGGAGGATCAAAAATGGCAAAAGCTAAAGAAGATCTTAATGGAGATGGAAAGGTTACAATGCAAGAGAAAATTCTAGCAGCACTAGCAAGTTATGGACGTCATTTTTTAGGAGCAGCAATTGCCCTATATATGACTGGCAACACTAGTCCAAGAGACCTACTATTGGGCGGATTTGCTGCCACAGCACCCGTAATTTTGAAAGCACTTAATCCAAACGAACCATCGTTCGGTTTCACAAACAAGTAAATATAGTCGATTAGAAATACTCCTGTGCTAAAATTAGTACAGGAGTATTCCTATTTAGGAGACTATGGCAAATGGCAGGACAAAAGAATTTCGAAGTAGATCAGAATGCAACATTTAGCTTTGTAGTAGAATATAAAGACGACAATGGTAATGCGATTGATCTCACTGGCGCATCTGCAAAAATGCAGGTTCGTGATGTAAAAGGTGGAACAAAGCTAGCAGTAACTTTAACATCTCCAAGCGGCGGTATAGTAATAAACGGCCCACTTGGAAAAGTAACTGTAACACTTACACCAACTCAAACAAATAAACTCTTTTACCCAAAGTCTGTATATGACATCATGGTCGTAGATTCTAATGCGAATAAAATAAAACTCCTTGAAGGGTTTATAACCCTAAATAGGTCGGTGACCATATAATGGTAGAATCCGTAGTTGTTAAAGAACAAATAAACAAAGTCATAATTTCTTCACCTGGACCACAAGGCCCAAGAGGAAGAACTATTCTAAATGGATCTGGAGATCCTGCAGCAAATTTAGGACTTACTGGAGATTTTTATTACGACACGGTATCTTCTGCTTTTCACGGACCAAAAGTTTCTGATTTAACATGGTCAGGATCTACTAAAATATTTTTAACAAATAATACATTAGCTTATTCTTGGGAGCTCGCTCAGGTCACTGGGCCAACCCTAGGTGTGTATTCTGTTGTTATTAGCCATGGGCTTGGGTATCAACCAAACGTTACAGTTAAATCAAGCGCAGGAGATATTTTAGAAACTGGAATAGATTACAATAGTAATAACCAAATAACACTGACAATGGCTCAACCATTTTCAGGGACAGCATACCTGTCATAAGGAGATAGCAAATGGCAAGAAAATTTTTAGTTAGCGTTGATCTCAACAAGAATGAGTTGCTCAATGCTAGAATCCAAAACTTAGGTTCAGCACCTTCAAATCCAGTAGTTGGACAGATTTACTACGATACATCAAATAACACAATGTATTACTATAATGGACTATCATCACCTAATGGTCCATGGATGCCAATGTCTGGCTCTACAGAAGTTATACAAGATGTAATCGGTTCATCTATTGTTGGCGGAGTTGGCTTAACAGCAACATACGGAGACCCAGCTGGAACAACAACAATTGATTTAGACGATACCGCTGTAACTGCTGGTTCATATGGATCAACAACAGCAATTCCTACATTTACAGTTGACGCTCAAGGTCGTTTAACTGCAGCAGGAACAGTTAGCGTAGCAACTAATCTTTCAGTTGCTGGAGACACTGGAACAGACACAGTCGATCTTCTTACAGACACTCTTACAGTATCTGGCGGAGAAGGAATTGATGTAGCGGTAACAAATAACACAATTACGGTATCTGCAGAAGATGCAACTTATACAAATAAGGGTGTTGCTTCATTTAATTCAACAGATTTTACAGTTACAGCAGGAGCAGTATCTCTCAATAAAGATCCAGTAATTACACTTTCAGGAGATGTAACTGGTTCTGCAACAATGACCAATTTGGGAGACGTAACAATATCAACCACAATTGAGCCAAACTCAATTGCCCTTGGAACAGATACAACTGGAGATTATGTAGCAACAATTGTTGGCACAGCCAATGAAGTTACTGTTTCTCCAAATAGCGGAGAGTCAGCAGCCGTAACAATTGGATTGCCAGATGACGTAACAATTACTAATAATTTAACAGTTGGCGGTAATTTGAATGTAACTGGAACAATTAACTCAGTAAATACTACTCAGGTAAATATTGTTGACAATAAGATTAACCTAAATACCGATTTTGCAGGAGCACCAACAGTAGATGCTGGAATCCGTGTAGAACGAGGAACATCTGCAGATGCAGAAATATTGTGGAATGAAACATCAGATCAGTGGACACTAACTAATGATGGAACAAATTATCATGAGATAACAAGAAAGTATAAGACAACTCTTAATACTTCAGCAACATCTTATACAGTAACTCACAATTTAGGAACAAAAGATGTTGTGACTGCTATATATGAAGTTGCTTCTCCATATGCACAAATTGAGGCAGATATTGAGCATACATCAGATTCAGTTGTAACTATTAGATTTGCAGTTGCACCAGCAATTGGAGAATATAGAGTAGTTGTAATAGGATAAGGATTTCAAATGGCCAAAAAGTTTAAGTCATTATTAAATCTGCTTACACTTCCAGAAGATCCTATAATTGGATCAACTGGAGATGTGTATTTTAATGTAACAAGCAAAAACATTAAGATATACAATGGTGCAGTGTGGGTTGACTTAACTCCTGGCTCTACCGATCCCGCTCCATTTTATATGCACACTCACTCTTATGATGGAAATGTACATACAGTTAATTTACAAGAAACAATTGATTTTTCTGATATTAACAATAACGCAGGAGTTGTAGAAACAAGTCCTGCTATAATAGGCATAGACGGTGGTACTCCAACATCATCGTATACAAATGCAAGTTACACGCAGTTAACATTGTTGGATGGAGGCCAAATTGGCGACTAATTATCCTACATCAAAAGATAACTTTACTAATCCTGCCGCAACTGAATCAATGGAAGGCCATGCGTCTCTGCATGGCAACGTCAATGATGCAATTGAAGCAATTGAAAACAAGCTAGGCGTAAACGGATCATCAGATGTAAATTCAATAGACTATAAGGTTTCTCAGCTAGAAACAAACTTAGCTAACCTTGATGCAGAAAACGCTTCAGAACTTTTGGGGCTAGATGGCAATAATGATTTAACTATAAACGGTATAGAGAACAAAACAACTATTGATTCGTTTTCTAAAAATGTTTACAAAACAGTTGAGTATAAAATTCAGATTGATAAGCAGGTTGGAAACTTAACTACAAGCTCAACAGTACTGATTCTAAACGATGGAGCAAATGTCTACATGTCCGAATCTAATGTTATTTCAAATACAAATGATGTTTTGGGTAATATAACTTTTGAAGAAAATAGCGGTATAATAAGTCTATGTGTTGCGCCGATATCAGGCTCCATAAGAGTAAGATATTCTAGAACAGCACTAAAAGCATAAAAAGCAGTAAAAGGGAGTCATATCAATGGCAACAGTAAATAAGAATTTTAGAGTTAAAAATGGTCTTATCGTTGAAGGTGGTTCAGCCACCGTCAATGGTTTTGATGTATTAACAAAGGCACAAGCGGACCAAGACTACATTGTTAGTATTATTGGTGGTACAGCAACCTCAGCCAATACAGCTAATACTGTTGTAAAAAGAGATGCCAACGGAAATTTTGCTGCAGGAACAATTACTGCAACATTTACGGGTAACCTTACTGGTAACGTAACTGGTGATGTAACTGGTAACGTAAGCGGTCAAGCTGGAACAGTATCAAGCCTTTCAGGACATAGTTCAGACGAGATCTCAGAAGGATCAACAAATAAATATTACACAGATGAAAGAGCTCAAGATGCTATAGGTAATTCTTTAGGTACTGGTCTTTCATACAATGATACAACAGGTGCAATATCTGTAACTGCAAATACTTATGATGCATACGGTGCAGCTTCAGCAGCACAGACTGCAGCAGCAACAGATGCTACTACAAAGGCTAACGCAGCCCAGGCAGCAGCAGAGGCCACAGCAGCAGCAGATGCTACTACAAAAGCTAACGCAGCCCAGGCAGCAGCAATTTCAGCAGCAGCAACAGCAGCAAACTCAGCATTAACCTCTGCAATTTCAACAGAAGTTTCAAACCGAAATACAGCAATTTCAACAGCGGTAGATAACCTTGTTGCAGGAGCACCAAATTTACTTAACACACTTGATGAATTAGCAGCAGCAATTGCAGACGATGCAAACTACGCAACAACTATGACATCAGCTTTGGCGACAAAGGCTCCTCTTGCTTCACCAGCACTTACTGGTGTGCCAACAGCACCTACTGCAGCAGCAAACACTGACACAACTCAGATTGCAACTACAGCATTCGCAAAAGCAGAAGCAGATGCAGCTCAAGCAGCAGCAGAAGCCACAGCAGCAGCAGATGCTACTACAAAAGCTAATGCAGCTCAGTCAGCAGCAACAACTGCAGCAGCAACAGATGCTACTACAAAAGCTAATGCAGCTCAGTCAGCAGCAACTACAGCAGCAGCAACAGATGCTACTACAAAAGCTAACGCAGCTCAGGCAGCAGCAGAGGCTACAGCAGCATCAGCACTTACTGCAGTAAAGAATGGTACTACAAAGTTTACAGCAGTAAACGTAAATGACCTGGTTTCACAACGGGCAGCCCAGGCAGTTCTTGCTTCAATAGCAACAGGCTCTTCTGTAATGTCATGGGCTAAGTCAGACTATCCAACAGCTAAATTGTGGGTAAAGTTTGCAACAGCAACACATTCACAAATTTCAGAAATTCTACTAACTACAGACTCATCAAATAACATAGCAATTACTGATTTTGCTGAGACTGGCACAAATGGTTCCCTTGGAACAATTACTGCCTCATATGTGGCGGGAAACATTGGAATAGAAGTAAATACTGTTTATGCAAATACAACAGTAACCGTAGTAGCAACACTTATTAAATAATTAAATAACAAGGTTATGGGGTTCCTTTTAAAAACCCCACCAAAACACTTAGGGGATATGTGAACTTAAATGGCAACAGAAAATAAGAATTTTAAAGTAAAGAACGGACTCAATGTAGCAGGTACTGCCACATTTGGGTCTAATGTCGTTTTAGGCGAAACACCCCTTAGATTTGATACAGCAACAAATAAGCTACAAATTCAGCTAAATGGGACATGGACCCCAATAGCTTTTAATTCAGATATACCAGATCCAGCTTCACAAATTAGCTTTATGGACATCGGATTGGCCATTGATTATAACGGAGAACCAATCTACACAGTGCAGGCAAATGGAGTTACTCCTGAAGTAACAAGCAAGTTTGTAGATGGTGGATCTCCATCTTCTACAGATGCCGATGTTTCTATGGTTTTTGACTCTGGAGTCATATCTTAAAGCAATAAATGATACAATAAGCAGTATAAATAAAATATATAAGGGGTAACAAAATGGCAACAGTAAGATTACAATTAAGAAGAGGCGAAGCAGATCAATGGGTTGCCGCCAACCCAACACTAGCACCAGGAGAAATTGGTATTGAAACAGATACTAATACATTTAAATTTGGAGATGGAAGCACCCCTTGGAATTCACTAAGCTATGCTCTCTCACAAACAGTAGACGATTATATTCTTTTAAGCACTAAAGGTGTTGCAAATGGTGTTGCGTCATTAGACTCATCAGGATTTATTCCATCAGCACAGCTACCCCCATTAGCAAAAGTTACAGTTTCTTCAGCAGCAAATCAAGCTGCACGTTTGGCTTTAACCGCAGAACCTGGCGATATTGCAATCCAGTCAGACAATGGAACAACATATGTACTTGCCTCTTCCCCTGCAAGCACAAATGGCAACTGGAGAGAAATATCCGCTACAGCAGCAATCTCAGCAGCAATTGCTACTCACGAAGCAGATACAACAAGCGTACACGGAATTGCTGACACTTCGCTTCTAGCAACTACAGCAAACGTAGCAACTGCTAAATCAGAAGCAATTTCTGCAGCCGCTACTGCAGCAGGAACCGCACTTTCAACTCACGAAGCAGATACAACAAGCGTACACGGAATTGCTGACACTTCGCTTCTAGCAACTACAGCAAACGTAGCAACTGCTAAATCAGAAGCAATTTCTGCAGCCGCTACTGCAGCAGGAACCGCACTTTCAACTCACGATGTTGACACAACAGGAGTACACGGCATTGCAGATACAGCAGAGCTTGCTACAAAAACATATGCAAATTCAGCAGTGACAACCGCAGTATCTGCCCTTACAAAATCTTCAGTTGGGCTTTCAAATGTAGATAATACTTCAGACTTATCTAAGCCAGTTTCTTCTGCCACACTTACAGCGTTAGACTTAAAAGCACCACTATCTTCACCAGCTCTTACTGGCGATGCAACTGCAGTTAATTTAACTCTTTCTGGAAATTTGACAGTAAATGGAACAACTTCAACTATTAATTCAACTACACTTACAGTTCAAGATAAAGATATTGTTTTGGGACAGACATCAAGCCCAACAGATGCCGCTGCAGATAACGGCGGAATTATATTAAAGGGAACAACTGATAAATCAATCAAATATAGCGTTGCAAAATCAGCATGGGATGTTTCAGAAAATATTAATATCCCTGCAGATAAATCTATTAAAATAAACAACATTGAAGTATTAACATTGACTACTATTTTTGGAAAAAGCCTTCCAGATGTAGTCGTTGGAACAACAGAAACTCAAAATCTTACAAATAAAACTTTGAACTCGCCAATAATTAACACACCTACTGGTATTACAAAATCAGATGTTGGACTTTCAAATGTAGACAATACAGCTGATTCTGCAAAGCCAGTTTCAACTGCTGCTCAGTCAGCTCTTGATCTAAAGGCCCCACTAGCCTCACCAACATTTACAGGAACAGTAACTCTTCCAGTCGGAACAGTTACATCTGGAATGATTGCCGACGGATCAATCATGAATGCAGATATTAATGCAGCCGCAGAAATTGCTACATCAAAGATTGCAGGCCTCGACACAGCGCTTGGGCTAAAGGCCCCGCTAGCCTCACCTACATTTACAGGAACCGTAACTCTTCCAGCTGGAACAGTTACATCTGGAATGATTGCCGACGGAGCAATTCTAGATTCAGACATTAGCGGAGCAGCAGCAATTGCAACATCTAAGATCTCAGGCCTCGACACAGCTCTTGACCTAAAGGCTCCACTAGCCTCACCAACATTTACTGGTACAGTATCTGGTATTACAAAGTCTATGGTTGGACTAGGGTCTGTTGATAACACAACAGATGCAGAAAAGCCAGTTTCAACTGCTGCTCAGTCAGCTCTTGATCTAAAGGCCCCACTAGCCTCACCAACATTTACTGGTACAGTGTCTGGTATTACAAAGGCAATGGTAGGCTTAACAAACGCTAACGACACTTCAGATTTAGCTAAACCAATTTCTACTGCTACTCAAGCAGCCTTGGATCTAAAAGCACCGCTAAATTCTCCAACATTTACTGGCACGGTTGTATTGCCTTCAACAACATCAATAGGCTTAGTTGATTTATCAGAGCTTGGATATGTAAATGGAGTTACATCATCTATTCAGACTCAGATTGATAGCAAAGCCCCTCTAGCCTCACCAACATTTACAGGTACAGTAACTCTTCCATCTGGAACAGTTACATCTGGAATGATTGCTGACGGAGCAGTTGCAACAGCAGATGTTGCAGATTTAGCAATATCAACTGGTAAAATTGCAGATGCAGCAGTTACTACTGCTAAAATTGCAGATGATTCAATTACATCAGCAAAAATTGTTTCTGGCACAATTGTTAATAGCGATATTAATGCATCAGCAGCAATTGACTGGACTAAACTTGCAATATCTTCAACAGTTGATTCAACTGAAATTGGATATGTTAATGGAGTAACTTCAGCAATTCAAACTCAGCTTACAGCAGGGGTAACAGCGCTTTCAACACACGAAGCCGATACAACAAATATTCACGGAATTGCAGACACTAGTTTGCTTGTTACAACAACTGGCACACAAACCCTAACTAATAAGACAATTACTTCTCCATCGGGATTAGTAAAAGCAGATGTCGGCCTTGCTAATGTTGATAATACAGCAGACTCAGCAAAGCCAGTTTCAACAGCACAGGCTACCGCAATTGCAACTGCAAAAGCAGAAGCAATCTCAGATGCAACATCGCAAGTAAACGCACTGCTATCTGGTGCGCCAGCAGCATTAAACACACTTGATGAGCTTGCTGCAGCACTTGGTGATGACGCAAACTTTGCGGCATCAGTAACAACTAGCCTTGGACTTAAGGTAGATTCCTTAACACCAATTTCACAAAAGACAGCATCATACACACTTTCATCATTAACTGAAAGAGATGATCTAATTGAAATGGGTTCAGCATCACCAATTACCCTTACAATTCCAACAGATGCTACACTAAATTATCCAATTGGAACATCAATTGATATTCTTCAAACTGGAGCGGGACAAGTAACAATTGCCCCAGTATCTGGAACAGTTACAGTAAATGCAACACCTGGCTTGAAGCTTCGCACAACTTGGTCATCTGCAACTCTCTTAAAGAGAGCAGCAAATACATGGGTTGTCTTTGGAGACTTGACAGCGTAATACAAATATTTAATAAGAAATGGGAGATTAAGAATGGCATCAGGCAAGAGAATAGGTAAAAAGTCCCAAGCGTCAAATGACTTCTTGGAGCCATTAGCACCAACAGGTGTTGTTGGAACAAACGTTGGAACAGGAAGAGCATTTAATGACGGTGCCGTATCTGTAGCGTTTTCTTTACCAGCCCTTTCTCCTAATGCCACTTCTTTTACAGTAACAGCAAGCACAGGACAGACAGCAAGTGGAGCAGCATCTCCCTTGACAGTAACTGGAATTGCTTCAGGAGCAACTCCAACATTTACAGTAACAGCAACTAATGCTGCAGGAACTTCTGCTGCATCTGCTGCTTCTGCTGCAGTAACCGTAACAACAGTTCCACAAGCACCAACCGTAACAGCGGTTAACGTAGGAACAGGCCGCCCATATAACAATGGTGCAGCTACTATTACAATAACAGGTGGATCAAATGGTGGTTCTGCAATTGGTGGCTTTACTGCTACATCGAGCCCAGGTTCTTTTACTGCTTCTAGCGGTTCTCCACTAACCGTAACGGGACTTGCATCAGCAACAGCTTATACTTTCAGCGTAACAGCAACAAACGCTAACGGAACTTCAACATCTACAACATCAAACTCGATTACAGCAACTACAGTTCCACAGGCACCTACAGTAACAGTAGCAGACGTAGGAACAGCACGACCATATAATAATGGTGCAGCTACTATTACAGCAACAGGCGGGGCAACTGGTGGTTCTGCAATCACATCTTACACTGCTACATCTGGCTCCTTTTCAGGGTCTGGATCTTCTCCAGTAACTGTTCAATCTCTTCTTTCAGCAACCTCTTATGCTTTTACCGTAACAGCAACAAATGCCAACGGAACTTCAGCAGCTACAACATCGTCATCAATTACAGCAACTACAGTTCCTCAAGCCCCACAATCACTCACTGCAACTGCTGGTGTTAATCAAAATACAATTAACTGGCAAATAGGAGCTTCTGGAGGATCTGCATTAACACGACATAATGTTACTGGATCAGATGGATCTTCATCTGGAGATTTAGCGGCTAATGCAACTTCTGTAGTTATTGCTGATACAGCAAATACTTCTCAAACATATTCAGCTACAGCAACTAATGCTAATGGAACTTCCTTGGCTTCAAATAATAGTGCTAATATTACTACCATAGCACCGTTCTTCCCATTCTTCCCGCCGTTCTTCCCACCGTTCTTCCCGTTCTTCCCACCGTTCTTCCCACCATTCTTCCCACCGTTCTTCCCACCGTTCTTCCC